TGCAGCAATCTTGCGAACTTCTGCAGTTAGTGATTCGCTAACCATCTTGTCCAGAGCCTCAACCATAACAGCACGGTCATGTGAATAACGACCTGCCATTTCATCACGAATCTCTGCACGAATTTCACTGCGTGCTTCGTCTAGTTTAGCATTCCATGCTTCTTCTAGAGTCTTACGAGTGTCTTCGTTCAGAAGTCCGCTTTCTAGTAATGGTTTTAGAGCTTCGAACATTAATTTCTCCTGAACTTATATTTTCAATTCAGCAATAAACTTACGGACTGATTCCTGTAAGAATTTCTGAACTCGTTGATCTTGATTTAAATCTTTAGCCATATCCAGTATACGTTGACCACCATTCATGTTCATCAGCCCTTCATAGACTGCAGTTGGGTAGGCATTAGGTGCACTGGGTTGTGCTACTATATCAACAGTAACGATATCAAAATCGCTGACTGCGCCGTCGTTTTCGTTTACATTACCACTTCCACGACTGCTTACTCCTAGTTTAACACCACTTTCTAACATGGTGCGAACTAAATTGCCCATTGGTGTAGGCAAAATCTTCATCTTTCCATAACCGTTTGGTCCATCTAACCACATTTCTGTAATCATATGACTTACACGGTCAAGATTGATGCGTAGGTTAGTTGGGTGATCTACTTCACCCAACACACTATAACCTGTCTTAACTTGCTTGTTAAGTGTTTCAATTGCACGATTAATTTCGCTAATTGGATACACACGTTGGTTAGCGTTCTTAACGCCACCTTGGATGCATATGCCTTTCAGATAAAGGTTTTTACCTTCATCTGAATGGGTCATTTCCATCATAGCCTGATCGTAACTGAGATGCTCTACAAGCAAATTACTCATTGTCTTTCCTTATTAGCGAGCGGTTGTTGGCTTCTTGTTTACGTTTGGTCCACCGCCAGTTGCGAACTTGCCTTCTGCACTTTGTGGCTTCTTAGCATTTGAGAAACCTTTCTTACCAGCGTCACCGCCTGGTGCATTTAGGAACTGACCACTACCTGGTAATTTGCCTTCACCCTTGCTGTATTCGTTCTTTGGACCACGATAAGCCTTGCCATCTGGGTCTTCATTCTTTTGACCTTGGTTTAGGTTCTTTGCAGTACCACCCATGTCGTTCTTGCCAGCAACAACGCTCTTTGGATTTGTTTCACCAGTCTTGATAAACTCACCAGTGCCAGCACCTACTGGTGCGCCACGTGGATTTCCACCAAACTCACCCTTGTAAGCATCGCCAATCTTTTCTACGTATTCACGTACAACGCCTTCTTCTGCAAAATCTGGATCATTTTTACCATCATTATGCGCTTCTTCACCAGCTTCGTCAGCCATTAGCTTTTCAAACTCAGCTTTAAGTTCGTCAAGAGCATCTTCAAGGTCCATAACACGGTCTTCCATGCCACCTTCGCCTTCTTCATGACCCATATCCATATCACCATCGGTGTCCATATCCATGTCCATGTCGTCGCTACCTTCGTGGTCCATACCATCGTGATCTGCTTCAATGTCGTGCATCATATCATCAGTCTGGTCCATGCTCATGCCATTCATGTCATCGTCAGCTTCGTCCATATCATAATCAAAATTTTCTTCGACTTCTTCTTCCATTTCTTCTGCAACGATTTCGTTGTAAAGATCACGGCTCTTTCCGACAACAATGTTGTGGAATAGTTCTTTAGCCTTTTCTACATCGTCATTGATGATGTATTCAATAAGTTGTTCGTAACTATTACGCATATGTAAAACTCCTGTGGGATTTTGTCCTATGTTTATATTTAATATGTAGAATTAAATACCTTCTCAAATAGGTTAATTTTGACGTATTTGTGAATTATAGACCTGGTTGAGGTGCTGCGGTGGCACCATATTGCTGACGAACCTTTTTAATATTTTCAAAATATTCTACAGTTCGCTGATCATTCATCTTACGCAATTGATTAATTTGTGCCAATGTAAGTTTTGTTTTACGCAAGTCTTCAACTTTTGCCACGCTATTGTCTCGTGACAAATCTTGAAAATCTCCGTTGTGATCATTAAACATTTCTACCAGTAACATGTGGCACTCCGATAATTTATTTAGTGATTATGCGCCACCAAGGGCTGCGCCCGCTGTAGCACCACCCTGAGCACCACCAGCACCACCTGTTGGACTTGGAATACCGCCTGCTCCAATTTCACCGCCTGCTTCTGGAGGAGGACCGCCGCCACCTAAATTACCAGGTGCGCCTTGTGCTGCTTCAATATCACTAACCGTATCAAGATCAGTATTAATAGCACCAGGCGTTACGCCAACTGTGCGTAGGTCTGCGCCTTGAATCTGTGTAGCTGGTTCATCGCTGCCACGTTCTTCGTGCCACATCTTGTCATTTTCTGCCATTTCCATTTCAGTAAGACCAAGATATTTCTTCATCATAAAACGCTTTGATAAGAATTCAGTTTGAACAATTTGTGTAAATGAACCAATGCGGCTTGTGTTTAATTCTAATTCACGATAAGCAGCAAAGTTTTGTGGTTCACTGAAACGAAGTTCAAATAGGCTATTATCAAGATTAAATCCACGCCATTTTAAGAATAGTTTGAATTCGGTATCAAACTTTGGCGCAATATAACGCTGTAATCGCTTGCAGTATTCGTTGAAACGATATTCTTGAATAAGAGCAGTTGTTACTTTACCATCTGTAAATGCACGGTCACTGTCTTCTGGACCTGTTGGAAGATAACTGCTTGGGATACGTAGTGCACGGAACATTTTGTTAGTAAAGAAGCGTAGATCGTCAATTTCACCAAGATTTTGACCACCTGGCAACACTTCTACTGATGAACCACGACCTTCTGCAGTTTGTGGAAAGAAGAAATCTTCATTCATACTCATTGGATTATAGCTTGCATCCATTAAGTTTGCTCCACCGCCGCTTTGTGTTGGGATACGACGTTGATTGATTTCATTCTTAACACGTTCAACAAATTGCATTGCAAGATGTGCTGGCATATTACCAACATCAATTTTGAACATACGGCGTTCAGGAGCACGAGAGATACGATAGATTAGAATAGCGTCTTCTAATAGTTCTTTTTGTTTGAATACTTTAAAGATTGCTTCAAACAAACTAACGCCAAACGGCCAGTTAACATCTAAACCTTCTGTCAAACTCAAATGAATGATATGTTCTGCTCCTACTGGAAACTCATTGTTGCCAGCACCAAAACGTGTATTTGGCGAGAATACTTCACCACCCGCAGTATAAGAACGACTGCCGCCCATATAAGGAGCAAATGCATAAGAGTCATTTGGACCAGGTGGGCGAGTGATAGTATTATTCTGTAAGTTAGGATTCAAATCACGAATATAATAGATCTCAGGCTCTTTGCCTTTACTTTCGTTGACAATAACTTTGGAGACACGATTCATTTCAGTCCAGAACCACTTATAAGTTTCTGGATCACGAACGAATACTTGGTCACCATATTTGAGAGTATTACGAAAAATTTTGAACATACGTTGTTCAAAGTCGTTTAATTTATACCAAGATTTTAACTGTTCTTTTAGAATCATTATTTCATTTTGAGTTGCTTCTTCATTAAAATGAATCTGAAAAGATGTTTTTGTGTCAGGATCAGGCTGTGTGCAGAATTCACTTAGAATATCCATTGCACTATTGGCTTCACTATCTAAATCCATATTCTCATACTGAGTATAACGGTCAATACGATTAGGATGCCCACTATAAACATCAGGCAACATACTTTGATAGTTACGATATGCTGCGTTTGCTTGTGAACCAAGATAATTGTAACTGCTATAATCGGTTACGCTGCCATTGACTGGGCTATATGCCCCATCACTTACTATACGCCAATGTTTACGCCAAGCCATACTTTAATCCTTTGCATAACTTACTTATTTGTTTATTGTTGATTTGTATTTTTTAATTTTCTTTTTATCCATGATAATGTTATAGATTCACGCAATTTTTTACGTGTTTCTTCAGTAACATACTGTGATCTTTTTATTCCTATATTTGCTTTTCTAATTTTTTCTCTTGTTTCTGCAGATTTTGGTTTACTCATTTTTGCACGAGTTTCGGGTGATTTAACTCTTCCTTGTTGTGCAACACTCATTTTTAATTTAGATTCATCAGAATGAACAAATCCATAGCCTCTATCACCACCATCTGTTCTATTTCTTA